CCCACGCGCAGCACCGCCGCCGCCGCCGCTCCGTTTGGCCCGTTTTGGCCGTTTTTCGTCTGTGTCTCGCTCATTTTGGCTCCAAAAGGGGCACTTTCGCCCCGGTTCTCGAAAAACGTGAATCGTGAAAATCGTTAGGGAAAGGCTCAGGTCGGCACGGGCGGGATACTTTCCGGACCCGTGCCGACTTTCGCCCCATGTCGTCAGGGTGTCGTTAGAGAATCCCTCCAATCGTGAAGCAGAGCAGCATCAGCATGATGAGGACGAGGATCTGCACGGTGCTGTCGATGAGGAGATCGGAACGCTGGCGACGGTTCATTGTGCCCCCCTGGATGCGAGGTAGATGGCGGCCTCGGCGTCTCGTCGGTCGCCCGCGCGAAGGCGCTGGGCGTCGAGGACGGTGTAGACGCTGTAGAGGACGGCCAGGGCGAGCAGCGCGGCGAGGGTGCGGCGGCTCATTTGGCCCCCTTCGCCGCTTCGACGGCCATCGCTACGCCGGTGTCGTACGCCGCGCGCCAGTCGGTCTCATAGCAGGCGCTGGCTTCGTGTCCGTGGCCCTGGAAGGCGACCCGGATGTCGCCTCCAGGCGTGCGGCGTGCCGACAAGCCGAGCGAGGCCAGGGCCGCGCGCATGGCGGTAACGGTGAGCGCGGCCATGTTACCGGCCCTCCAGCTTGGCGAGGATGCGGTTATCGGCGGCGAGGAGATCGGCCAGGGCGATGCGGGCCTCAATCTCATGGACAGCGGTATGCCAGACGGTGAGCGCGGCGATCCGTTCGGTGACGGCGACGTGCAATTCCGTGGCTTCGAGGACAGTAAGTGTCAGGGTCATTCGGTCGGCTCCTAAGGTCTCGCGGCGATATGGCGCGAGGAGTTCTAACTATACGCTCAAACAATCGCACGCGCAACGCGCCGAGACGAATCGAAAAAATCGTTAGGAAAAGGCTCAAGTCGTCACGGGCTGGATAAACTTGCGCTATGGCGCGCATTGCGCGTATGATTGAGGGACGGCAATTACGCCGACTGAGGAGCCAAAATGTTCACGCTACTGATTGTCATGCTGTCCTACACGCCGGAAACCGGCCCGTTCATGCTCGGCTCGTACTGGCCGCTCGCCGTCGTCGAGATGGCCGTGGAAATGCTCGCGGTGTCCTACCTGGGAAGGCGGGCGCGATGACCTGCAACCGCTGCGAGTTCGTCAACCTGTCGGAGATGGCCGAGTTCTGCGCGGGCCTCACGACGCGCGGGATTGCCTTCCGGGCCTTCAGCAAGGGCGACTGCTACGTCGTCGAGATTACGGGGTACTAGCCATGAGAAAGACACACTACGAAGCTGACCGCGCGACATTCACCGCTGCCGCCTACGGGGTTCGCGGCTACCAGGGCATCGCCTTCCGCGTCCTGGGCTGGACGACGGCGCCGGACGAGGATACCGAATGGACCGGCATCGAGGAGCGCACGGGCGAAGTCTCGGCCTACATGGTGGGCGATGACCGGATTCACGTTCTGGACGTGTCCGACATCTGGCCGATGAAACGCCGCGACTACTGCGGCGAGTGCGGGCAGGTCGGCTGCTCACACGACGGCCTGGACCGCGACGAGGAGGACGGCGAATGAGACTCACCCTGGAGCAAAAGGCGCTACGGCGCTGCGCGAGAGACCACGGAACGCTGACCAGGATCGCAATCGACGCGATGCGATCCTGGAGTCGAGAGGCAGACGGCGCGACGAATGAGGCAGCGGCAGCGAGCTATGCGCTCAGTGCTGACCAGCACGCCGAGAACGCCGTCCGCTTCGCTCGCAAGGCGGGACACTTCGCCCTGGAGGCGCTGTGATGAGACCGACGAGCGAGGACGTGAAGCTCCAGCGTTCGGTATTCGGGCTGTCCCAGGCTGACGCCGCGAGGATGGTGCATACCTCGACGCGAGCATGGCAGCAATGGGAAGCCGGGGACCGGAGGATGCACGGCGCGATGTGGGAGCTATTCCTCATCAAAGGACGGAGGCGCAAGCGACCGGCCCACGCGGGCTAGGCGACGAGGACGTGAGAACCATCGGACGGCTCCAGGCACGGGGTCGTCCGATGTCCTACGGCCAGGGACGCGGCGAGGTGGGACGCGACCGGCGCGGCGAGCGAGCACGGTCATTCATGATCGCGGGCGCGTGCGCGAGACGGACGGCCTCGGCCTGGACGCGGACGACGGACGGACGACGGGCGGGCGCGCGGCGAGGACGCGGCGAGCGGCGAGCGGCGCGCGAGACCAGGGCGAGACGACGGCGAGCGGCGAGGACGCGCGAAACGGCATCGAGAACGGCAGGCGCACAGCGGCGAGGGGGGCCGGGCCTGGGGGGGTGATCCGGATCTGGCGCCCGACCGGGCGGCTCGAAAGTTAGGACTACTTTTTGCCCCCCGTTCACCCGAAAATCTTCCTCTGTCAATATCTTGACACCCCCTGGGGGGTATCATCGGGCCAGAATTTTTCCGACACAAATTTTGGGAAATCCGAAATCGTGTCGGGACACGGGGACTGGGGATGTGGTAGGGGGGATCAGATGGCGTTTGAGAAGGGGGTGCGGTCGGGGCCGGGGAAGGCGCCGGGGTGGCGGCCGGGGGTGAAGGAGGTGGCGGGGGAGTCGCGGGTGATTCCGTATCGGCCGAGGAATTGGGCGAAGGCGTTTCATGCCAGTTACAAGCGGTTTGCGGTGCTCGTGTTGCATCGGCGGTGTGGGAAATCGACGGCGGTGATTAACCATCATCAGCGGGCGGCGCTGGTGGACGCGTGGGAGCGGGGGCGGTTGCTGTTTCTGAAGCCGGGGTTGGCGCGGAAGGAGCAGGATCTGGAGGAACTGATTCATCCGCCGGGGGGCAGGCATTACGGGCATGTGATGCCGACCTACAAGGTGGCGAAGCTGGCGGTGTGGGACAAGGTGAAGCACTATGCGCGGGGGGTGCGGGGCGTGGTCTTGAACGAGCAGGAACTCCTCGTGCGGTATCCGAATGGGAACAAGTTTCAGTTGTTCGGGGCGGATCATCCGGATTCGTTGCGCGGTCCGGCGTTCAGCGGGCTGAGTTTTGATGAGTATAGCCAGCAGGATCCGGAGATTTTCGGGTCGGTGTTGAGCAAGGCGCTCGGGGACCATCTCGGGTATGCGATCTTTTTGGGCACCATCAAGGGCAAGGATCATTTGTATCGGACGTGGGAGGCGGCGACGAAGGCGCCCGAGACGTGGTTCAGTCTGTGGCAGGACGTGGATACGAGTCTGGCGACCGAAGAAGGCATTACGATCCAACTGCTCAGTCAGGCGATGGCCGATGACCGGGACTTGATTGTGCAGGGGTTGATGAGTCAGGACGACTACGACCAGGAGTGGTACCTGTCGGCGGATGCGGCGATCAAGGGGGCGTTCTTCGCCAAGGAGATGCAGGTCGCGAAGACGGAGGGCCGGATTCGGGCGGTGCCGTATGACCCGGCGCTGCCGGTCGATACGGACTGGGACCTCGGGGTGGATGACAGCACGACCATCTGGTTCAGCCAGAGTCTCCGGAGCGGGGAGATTCGGCTCATTGATTACTACGAGAATAGTGGCGAGGGTCTCCCGCACTACGTGAAGGTGCTCCAGGAGAAGCCGTATGTGTACGGGACGCATAATGGCCCGCATGACATCAAGGTGCGCGAGTTGGGGACCGGGAAGAGCCGCATTGAGTCGGCGCGGGCGCTCGGGGTCAACTTCGAGGTGACGGCCAAGCTCGATCTCGGGGACGGGATCAATGCGACCCGGGCGTTCCTGGCCCGCTGCTGGTTCGACGCCGTGACGTGCGCGCGCGGGATCGAATGTCTGCGAAACTACCGGAAAGTCTGGAACGCGAGTCTCGGGCAGTTCACGGGGACGCCGGTGCGGAACTTCGCGACCCACGGGGCCGATGCCTTGCGGGGATTGGCGACGAGGCATCGGCCGCCGGAGGGGGAGACGCCGACGCGGCGCGTGCAGGCGAGTCCGTACGACCTGGGCCAGCAGGGCCAAAGCTGGATGGGGATCTTCGTGCTCGCGGCCTTGTGGGTTGATAGACTCGCGGGATGGATGTAGCGCGTCGATTCGAGGGGCGGCGGGTCTCGGTCTACAAGTGGCAGCGGGAACAGATTGCGGCAGGGCGGTGCCGGTGTTGCGGTCAGCCGCGCAGTTCACGGAGCGCGATTCGGTGTGATGCGTGTTGCGAGCAGCATCGGCTCGCGCAGCAGCGACGGCGGCAAACGCCAGCGGAGAAGCAGAAGCACGTCGCGCGGGAGTCGATTCGGCAAGGCCGGAAGCGGGGCCGCGTGCAGGCCCCTTCGACGTGTACCCGGTGTGGGCGGGCGTCGGCGATGCAAGCGCATCACGAGGACTACACGCAACGGCGCACGGTCTCCTGGCTCTGTCGAGCCTGTCATGGCCGTGAGCATAGACAGGGGTGACACATGGCACTACTCAAGGATCGCGAGACGAAGGACAGCAAGAGCGCGGAGTCGGCGGCGGGGCTGGTCACGGCGGCCAATGAGCGGTTCGCGGCGATGGTGACGGCCAAGGGCGGCGTGTGTGCGGCGGCGGGCGGGGACGTGGCCGCGCCTCCGGCGCTGACGCGGCTGGCCTCGGCGGTCTGCCGGTTGGATCCGCGCGAGGCCCAGGACGCGGCGTGGGGACCGACGATTGACCAGTTGGCGGAAGCCTGGGTGTCGGCGGGCCTGACGACCTGGGGACCCCCGCCGGAGGGGTACGTGTTCACGGG